TCTCGATCCGGTCGAGGTTGTTGGCATAGGTGATCTCGGCCGAGACTACGTTGCCGAGCGCGGTGCCATTGCGCGTGATCGAGCCGTTGAAATGGCCGAAGCGCTTCAGCTCCAGCGCCGCCGGTGTTCCGGCGCTGGTGGTCGTGCCGACCGTCTCGCCCTGCGCCACCAGCCGCGCCGTTGCGGTCAGCAGGCCCGAGCGCTGTATCTGCCAGGCGATCTGGTCGAGAACGCAGCCCGAGTACATCGCGTAGCGCGGCACCTCCGGCATGCCGGTCTCGATCGACATGCTGGGCAGCGTCCAGGACCCGGACTGGAACTCGTGGGTGTAGGGCGCTTCCGCACCCGTGGTCGTGGGCACGCCGAAGGCCGCCTTCAGCCAGAAACCGAAGGCCTCGGCGTCGAGCGGAACGACAACATCGCCATCGGCGGTCACCGTATCCTTGATCGGCGCCAGCGGATCGCGGCCGTAACCGAGAAGCTCCGAGTTCAGCAGCGGCTGTTCCGCGCCGAGCGAGGTGCTGGCGAAGGGCATGCGGGTGAAGCCGCTCGCGGGCGGCGTTCCATAGGTCGTCTCGAACGCAAGCGCCATCAGCGCCCGCGCCCCCTGGGCTCGTGCCATGTTCGTCTCCTGTGGTCGGTTGGATCAGGCCAGCTGGTCGGCCGTGGAGTAGTGCAGGACGACCGGGATAGCGGCCGCCTTCAGGCTCGCCGCGCCCTCGACCGGCAGATCGACCGGCCTCGGCGCTTCCGCCTCGACCCAGTCGCAGAGCCCGCCCAGCGTGCGGTCGGCGGCGAGCGCCGAGCCGATGCTCGCGGTCAGCGTGTCGAAGGTGGCGTCACGATCGGCACCCTGCACGACCGCCTCGATCTGGGCGCGATGCTGGTAGTGGTACGTGAGAGGTGACAGCGTCACCTCTGGTTTCCCCGGGTCGCCATCGCGAAGGATGAGGAGCCCCGCCGCCGGCACCCGCTCGGGTAGCACCTCGCCACGCAAGACCTCGTTGCCGGACCCTTGCAAAACTGTCGCAAGAGCCCGAATTATCATTTCCCGGGCACTCGGCATCGGATCCCACGATTGTTTAGTTCAGCCAGTCGCCCAGCAGTGGACGAGAGCATTTCACAATGGCAACTACAGATTACACCGACGTATCCAGCCCATGCCCCTGCGGACAAGGCAAAATAACCGTGACGCAGGCGTCCCCTGATCATCCTTGGGTCAAGGCAAGCCAGATCACCTACTCTGCGGCGATCGACTGCAAGGTGTGTCGCCAAGTCTATTCGGTGCAACACGGCTACGGGGCTTTTCCGCACTTGGTCCGCAAGGGCGACCTGCAAGCATTTCAAGCCGCAAGGCAGAAACGACAAGCGGCAGAGCGAGAAATCGAAGCGTCAAAAGAAGCCGGAGATCTTCGGGGCAGGATTGCTGCGAGAGTAGACGCGGAATCGTCCATGGCCGCGAAGCACCGACAACTTCAGGGGCTTGGACTGGCATATGAATCTTTGGGTACCTATCGAAAGCGACCCTACAGCGGAGCAGACGCTGCCAAGCGGGCCGGCGGAAGCAGTCTGGCGCGGATTGGCTGCATCGATGAACTTGGAGCTGGTGACTTAGACTACTTTCGAGAAGCGAAAGAAAAACTTGAACGTCTCGAAGCAGAAGAACGGCGGCTCGAACCGCAACCGGTGAAGACTGGAGCGAGATGGCTTCAAAAGTAGGCTATCCAAACCGCCCCTCCACCCAGTTCGCCACGATCAGCCCCGGCACGCTGTCCAACGCCCGGTCTGCATCCCGCGCCAGGTCCAGCCGCTTCGGCAACTTGACCTGCGGCACCAGCAGGAAGATCGGCGCGGTGACCTTGCCGCGCCCGGTCTTGGAGCGCGACACCACCGCCTGACCCTTGGTGTTCAGTCGCCCCTCCGCCACCAGCAGGCTCGGGCCGGTGCGACGATAGACGAAGCGCAGGCGCAGCCCGCGGCGGCGTTCCCATTCGCCGGGCGTGATCCGGCCGCCGCGCAGGGATTTGCCTGCCGCGGGCAACGGGATCGCCAGCCAGAACCCGTTCTTCGAGCGGATCAGCGGCCCGGTGTCATGCGCGCCGACGATGACCGGGGCCTTGGACCAGACCAGCGCCGCCGCATCCAGGCTCTCGCCAGACCTCGGGAAGTTCTGGCTCCGGATCGAGTTGGCCAGCCGTGTGCCGAGTCCCGCGCCGGTGATCTGCAACCGCCACGCCGACTTCAGCCCGGTCCCGGCCTCGCGCATGGCGGCCGTCACGGCGCGCTCGCCCGCTGCGACCTCGGCCGCCATCATCGCGACGATGTCGGGATCGATGTCGAGCTTCAGCCTCATCACGGTCACGCTGGCCTCAGATCGACGGTCCAGACCAGCCGCTCGCGGTCGCGGACGGGTTCGCCCTGGATCAGGAAAGCGTCGCCGTCGATCTCGATCCGGTCGCCGGGACGCGGGGTCGCCACCTCCGCCACGCGCAGGTCAATCCGGGTAGTTTCGGACCAGAGCCGCGCATCGCCGAAGTCGGAGACGACATCCGCACGCCGGGCGACGACACGCACCGGAACGGGCGCGCCGCCCTCGGGCGTATAGACCGCATCCCGGCCGATATTCGGATCGGCGAAGAGCGCGCCGACGGCGGCGGCGAAGGCGCTCATCAGAACGCGCCGTTCAACCGCACCCGGCCGATGGTGTCTCCGGCCCCGCCCGCGACCGCCTCGATGGCGACGCCGATCAGCGTATTCGAGGTCGCCACGTTGGTGGTGCGCTTGTTGGTGTCGTCCCAGTAGATCCTGGCACCCGCGGTCCAGGCCTGCGAGCCGATCTTGGTGATGTCGAAGACGCCGACGAGCGCGGTCTCGACCGTTTCGCCGAGGGCGGCGGTGCCTGCCGCCACGCCGAAGATGGAGCCGACGAGCAGTCCATCGCCGGAGGCGACGGCATAGGGCGCGGTCAGGGTGATGGTGTTGCCGGGCTGGACGTGGTTTTTCATGGACGTGATCCTCGTGGAAAGACGAAGGGCGGCCCGATTGGACCGCCCGCATGTCAGGATTCAGGATGGGTGCGGGTTACGCGCCCGGGTTCTTGTAGAGACCGCGCCAGTCGATCGCCTTGGCGCCGAAGTCGAGACGGCACTTGATCTCGACCCCGTCGACATCGAAGCCGTTGCGGGTCTCGATATAGGCGCCCTGCTGGCCCTCGAGATAGGCGTACTCGATGGTGTCGATCTGGTTGGGGCTGGCCGCCAGATACCAGGCGGTCTCGCTGGCGGCGTCGAGCCGGGGTTCGCTGATCGGCGCGAGCGTGCGGATCGACTGCGGCACCACGCTGGACGTCGCGGCGGGCACCAGGTTCTGCGCCACCAGTTGCTCGGCTTTCAGTTCCAGCGAGGCGGGCACGATGAGGAAAGCGGGGCGGACGTTCAGCACCGTCTTCTTGTCGAGACCTGTCTGCTTGGCCATGGCCGCGCGAGCCGCGCCCACGCTGCCGACGTCGAGCGCCGCGCCGGTGCCCGCGAGGTTCTTGTGGGTGGTGTGGAAGAGCGCGTTGCCGTCGGCCATCGCCGGGTTGGCGGTGATGATCCCCCAGACCACGTCCGACTCCAGCTGGGCAATGGAGTTGCCGTACATCGCGGGGATGCGGGTGAAGGCGTCGAGATCGTCGTTGATCAGCGTCTGGCGGGTGATCGCGACCACCCGGCCATAGGTCTTGACCTTGTAGCTCTCCTTGCTTTCGCCGAGCGTCCCGCGCTTGAACTCGCCGCTCTCGCCGACTTCGAGCAGCTGCGGCGCTTCGCCGAGCTGGACCCGGTGCATCGCCTTGAAATCGGTGGCGAGCACCTGGCGGCAGAACAGCATGAATGTGCGGGGATAGGCCTCGTAGGCCTGCCTGAGCGTCTTGTTGGTGACCGCCGACAGGATCTCGGGGAAGTCCGAGGTCGAGTGCAGCGCCCGCGTCGCCACCTCGTCGCGCGACAGCCCTCGCGTGTTGACCCCGGCATTTCCGAGGCTTTCGCGGGCGAGTTCCAGCAGGGTCATGCCGCGGTACTGACGCGCGGCGTCCTCCAGTTGGAACAGCGTCGGGCTGTAGCGGTGCAGCAGCGCGTTCGCCACCGCATCGCGGCGGGTGATGCGCTCGTCCCGACCGCCGAGCGGGACGGAGACTTGGCTGAAGGTCCGGGTCTCGTCCGACTTGGCGGC